TCGAATATTTAAAGAAAGTTCTCTTAAAGGCATAGAGTTTTCTTGAATCGTTCTATTAAAACTTCTTACACCTGTCTTAGATAAGAAAATTAAGTCTGTACCTGTATATTGTACTGAATCTCTAGCAATACATCCTACACCTGTTACCACATCTGCTAGTGTCATTGTTGTAGGGCTATTAGCCCCTTCATAAACAACAATGTTATTCTTACAAAAAACAATTAAGTAGTTGTTATGTTGAGCTAATGCAGTTATTTCATCATTGTTACCAACAACACTACTAATGTCTACTAAACCACTACCTGAAGATGAAAAATCAGCTCCATCAAGAAGCTTAGAATAATATATAGTGGACTTTGTGCTAGTTAAGTTAGCTGTCCATATTCTACCAAAAGCTGCTAAAATACAATCAGGATCAAACACTGTAACACCTGAAGGTTTAGCTCCGTAGTCTGTACCTACTCTTTGAAAAATGTAATTACCTACATGAGAAGCTCTTCTCCAAACAAGCATTGGAGCTCCTATCTGAGCTGCAAATGCATAACTACTTGCTGTAGGTCCACTTCCTTCTGGAAGAGAAACAAACTTCCATCTATTTGTTGTAAATAAAACAGAAGCATTTGTTGTCTCATTTGCTTCTTTTACATTATGTTCTGTTAATGTTTCTTTACCTGTAAATAACTTACCACCTCCTGCAGAGAGGTATGTTATTGTACCTGTAATGTCTTTAAACTCATAAATAGCTTCTATGTCTTCGTCATCAGCTAAAGTGCCATTATCAGTTGTAACAGTTGTCCAACCTTTTCTAGCACCTAATCGACCATACTTATCAATAACACAGTTGTTAGCTACTGTAGCGTATCCACTCTCAAGAGTAACCCCTGAATCTTGGGTATTTAATCCTAAGAATCCAGGTGCAGAGATGGATGTAAGTTTAAGAGCTCCTGCCATTAAGCTGCTACCCAAGTAGTTTCTGAAGGTCTATGTCCTGCTTCTATTGCAATTAAATCAGCTAACATATTTCTATATCTTAGCTCTTGATCTGCTGATCCACCATCCTCACCTCGTTCCATTAAGGCTCTTGAAACTACCCCTTCAATAAGAAGATTAGGGTTAATTAGTAATGTTTCTGATGCTGTAGTTAAGTCATCTTGTTGCATAACTACATTAAATCTTAAATCATATGCTTTATCAGGAATAGGGAATACATCTACTTGTGCATCTCCATACTGTGAAACTCCGTTAAAGCTATAAAAATTAGGGCTACCTGTTTGTGATGTAGATAATAAAAACTGTTGGTCAAACCAATTACTTGGCATATGCCTCATGATTACATTATCTGTATCATTAAATACATTCAACACTCTAGAAGTAGTACCAAAACCTCTTAAAACATAGTTAAACAACCCATTAGTAGTTGTAGCAGATAAAGTTGTGCGTAAACAATGCCAATCCCAAGCATTCTCTATTTCTCGTTTAACAACATTGACTAAATCTGCAATTAGTGTAGAATAGCTATTCTCAGTAAGAGAACCTACTTGGTTTTCTCTGAGTCTTACTAATACTTTGTTTACTATGTCTAAATAAGTCATTATTATATCCTATATATAAATTATACCACAGATCACTTGAATTGTCAATGGTTTTGTGCTATGCCTTCTTTTTCTTCTTAGGAAAACCTTTCTTCATATTTGCATAGGCTTCCTTACTAATAGTAGATTTCTTCTTAGTTCTACTTGTACCTGCTTTTTTTCTTTTGTTTATGTTTTCGTATAAGCTCATGTTTTATTTGCTCCATTCTTTCTAGTCTAGTTTCTTCAGTCATATAAAACCATTGTTCTAAGTCATCATAAGTTCTATGACAAGCTACACAACGAGTTCCATCCATACGACAAACCCCTGTACAAGGGGAATCGCTTACCATTTAACCTTATCAGCCCAATAGGCTGCTGACATCTTTCCTTTAGCTATATTCTTAGCATGACGAGCTTTAAAAGACTTTTGTCTAGCTTTCTCAGAAGCTGTTTTAGGGTTAGATCCTGCCCCTTTAACTCCTGCTTGACCAAAGCGAATCATCTTAACCTTATCACCATCTTTAGCTAACACCACATGAGATTTACCACCTTTAGTAGATTTCTTAGGTTTGTTATATCCTGAGAACTTCTCTCCTCTGTAGTCAATGGTCATGCCTTCTTCCTTTTCTTTGTTTTATACTTAGATACCCCTGATTCTGAAAGAGCTATAGCTACGGCTTGTTTACGGGTAGTTACTTTAGGTCCTTTCTTAGAACCACTCTTTAACTTACCTTGTTTAAACTCTTTCATCACAGTCTTTACTTTTGTTTTTCTACCCATAGAAATGTACTCCATTTTTATCTATAATTAGTACTTGCCTTTTAGGATCTTCTCCTTCTTTAGGAAAGGATATATGTATCCAAGAATCATATTCTAATATTAACTGGTCAAACTCAATAGAAGAGTCTGCTAATACTTCAAATACTCGTCCAACACTATCGTACCTATCACAAGTAAAATCAGCAGCAAGACCAAGTATGTGTCTACTTGTTCGTTTTGATCCCAAACGATCATTGAGATCCTCACACCTAAAACCACTGCTAATATTAATAGGGTTATTATCAAGCTTAGTCCTAACATCTTCTAATCCTTTTGCTAAAGTTTTTAGATTCTCTAGTTGTTCTTCGTTAGGAGTATTATCTATTCCATGTCGTGAAGCTGTTTGAGATCTAGTAAATTCTATTAATGAAAAATGTTCTGATAATTTCATTTAGTTAAGCCTTTGCTTTTTTCCCAAGTTCTAAGACCTGCAAGACCAAGCATGGCTAAAGTTAATTCCATTAAAACATCTGTTTGTAACTGTGGTAATACTAAATTAATGCCCTGTAGTGCAAGCACCCACTGAGCCACTGGGGATACCACAAACACCCAAGCAAAACCAAGCCCACTGCACCAACCAAGGAAAGGACGCCAACCACTAACGAAAACACTGCGATGGCTAGCTTCGATTTTATTCGTTTCAGCCTGAGTGAGATTAATCTTAGCTGCATTATCAATAAGAGCTTTTTCAATTTGTTGTTTAGCTTGTTCTTTTGCATTGTTGTCTGGTATTAGTTTATCTAAAACACTTCCTATAATTGGTAGAATTGCATTAATCATTTAGATGCAATCCCCTTCAGTAAGTCGCTTAGTTTTAGCAGAAAACTGTCCACTTTTTTTGCTACTAGTTGCACTAGGGCTATTAGTGGATCTCTTAGTATTTCGTAAGCTGCTATTAGTGTTAAAACTAGTAATACTATCCATACTGTCATCATTTATTTTTCCTCTTAAATATTGGCATATTCTTGTTAACATCAAATGTTATGGCTAATTACAGTGACAACGATTGCACCGAATCCAACCAATGCTCCCCAGATTAGTTTGTTTAACATTCCTTCAATACGATCAAGTCTTTTATGTATTGTGCCATATCGTTCAGCACATAGCTTCTCGTGAGCAAGTAGTTCTTCATGCGGTGTCATCAGTCTCCCCAGTTCTGTGAGTTCATTACTGTAATTAGAGCTTCTACAGTGGACACTGCAGCAATCTCTGTTTCTAATCTATCACATTCTGTTCGAATAGCATTTCTTTTTTCTTCTTCTTTTAAAGGAATGTCAATTCCTTTTTCAGCTTTACGAACAACATACCAGTCTGTAGATGCTAGTAGTTTACCTGCTGTGTCTTTGACTTGTGCAATCATGTTAGACTTGAGACCTTTAGTGACTAGTCTTTCATCGCTGTCTACCATTACAGGATTGTCAGGGTCTGTGTTGTCTAGCACTTTGACATACAATGGGTTACCATCTTCGTCTACTTCTTCTTTATCTTCCAATGCTTTTGGATTGTTGATGTCACCATTCCAGTAGAATCTGTCATCGGCACGAACAGGGTCATCTTCCCATGTAATACCGATAGCAGTTCTTTCTGCTTCTGTTGATTTTTGTAACCAATTAGAAGGATACATCACATCACCTA